CCTGGTCGACTCGCTCCATCCCGCGCGCCAGGTAGCACTCGACGCAGCGGTACACGAACAGCGGCTTGGACACCGGGTGCGTGTACATCACCCCGCCGCACCGGCCGCACTCCGCCAGCCCGGACAGCAGGTACTTGTTGTTGGTGCCGTTGTGGAGCGTGCGCGAGGGATCCCGCAGCAACTCGGTCAGGCGCTGCGCAGTGTCGGCCGAGAAGATGGCGTCCCAGGAGGCCTGCGCGTCGCGCAGCGCCTCGCCCTGGTACTCGACAACCCCGGCGTAGCGCGGGTTCAGGAGGCACCGGCGCAGTGTGGTGGGATTCCACGGCTGCCCGAGCGCGGTCTTGTGCCCGGCGTCGTTCAGCTCCTTGACCACCGGCGCCACCTTGCGTAGTCGCAGGACCTGTTCTGCGGCATACCGAAGCACCTCGGCTTCGGCCTCTACGACGTAGATGCGCTTGCCGCGGCGACGGTAGCCGTACGGGCGCCGGGACCACCCGACGTAGCCTGCCTGTCGGCGCTGCAGCTCGGCGCGCTGGTAGCGGTCGCCCTTGAGCTCGATCTCCAGCCGCGCCGCAGAGGACAGATTGTCCGCCAGGAACCGGCCGGTGGGCGTCTCCCATTCCAGGTCCGGCCCGCGTACCAAGGACACCGTGACGCCGTGCTTCTCGCAGGCCTCGTACAGCCGGAGCTCGTCCCGCCGGTTGCGCTGGAGCCGGTCCAAGGTCCACGCCACGACGTGCTTGACCTGGCCGGCCTCGATCCGCTGGATGAGGCGCTCGAAGCCGGGGCGCCGCGCAGCCCCGGACTTGGCAGACTTGTCGTTGTCCGACTCGACCGCCACCACGGTCCAGCCGCGCTCCCGGGCCCGGCGCAGGCAGTCCTCGCGTTGGCGGGTGACGCCCGCCTCTAGCCCGGTGCGATCCTCAGAGATGCGCAGGTAGGCGGCACTTTGCTCCTTCGGCACGCCAAGAAGGTTACCTGCAAACTACGGCTACCGCGGTCGTTCGCGGAACACCTTGTTGCAGAGAGTAGCCAGAACTACGCTCTGTAACGTAGCGTTCGGGTCGTAGGCAGCCGCAGGTTGAGACCGCGATCCCGGGCTGTCTAGGTGCGGCGCTCGTCGGGTTGGAGCTGGCTCCCCGGCGGGCGCCGCTCCGCGTTCAGCGAAGGCCCAAGGCCCGCAGGTCGGTCGGGTCGGCCCCGACGAGGAGCTGCGCTGCCGGCACGTTGAAGACGCGGCAGAGCGCCACCAGCTCCGGGACGGTCACCGTCCGGCCGCCCTCGATGTCGGACACGGTCCGCTGCGCCACGCCCAGGCGATCTCCGAGGGCGGTCTGCGACCACTTCCGGCGGGCGCGCTCGGCGCGGATGTTCGCCGCCAGCGCCTCGCCAATGTCCACGGGACACGTCTAGCCCTGCGCCCGCTGGGAAGCACACCGCCAAGTGGGTAGTGGCGGGCTTGACACTAGAGTAGGTTTAGACCCGCTGAATCAGTACAGATTCCGCTAGAGCTGACCCCGCCTCTCCGGTCGAGCCGCCCGCTCCCGGAGAGGCGGGGTCTCCCACGGAGAGGGATTGCAATGCTCAGGATTCGCTTCAAGGACGGCCCGGCCGCCGGCAAGGAGATCACCCTCGACATCCGCGACGTCCGGCGGGAGCTGTTCGTTGCCGTGGGCGCCGACGACCGGCCGGTTGTGCTGGGGTCGCTGCCCGGCGTCCAGTCCACCATGCCGCGCGACACGGAGTGGTCCACCTACTGGCAGGTGGGCGCCCCAGGCGAGGACTCCGACGTCCGGGTGTTCCAGCTCGCCCCGCCCCCGATCCGCTACGGCGGCGTCGACGAGGACTTCCAGTTCGCCCCGCCCTACCCCAGCAGCAACTAGGACGTCAGCGCCGTCCCGGGGACGCGGTAGACCTCGAAGCGGGTAGCCGTCGAGGAGCCGGAGATCCAGTTGGACATCGTGCCAGCCGCGTTGACGTGCCAGCCCTCGATGGTGTCGCTGGCGGCCAGGTAGACGGAGAACCTGCCGTGTGTCGTGTAGTTGCCCGCGGTAGCTGACAAGGGGTTGGCGTAGAACACCGCGATCTGCGTACCGCCCGAGTCCGACCCGGAGGCGTTCTGCCGGAACTGAAACACCGGGTCGCCGGAGGTGTTGCGCGCCGTCCGGAAGCTGTAGTTCACCACGTACAGCCCGGCGCGCGGCGCGACAAAGCCCCGGTTGCCCGAGGACAGCGCGATGTTGCCGCCGTTGGTGGACTGCTTGGTGAAGCTGAAGCCCGTTGAGGTCGAGGTGACGCTGGTGTTCGCCGAGATGTAGGCGCGCAGCATGTCGACGTCGGGCTCGTCCGAGGCTCGGATGATCTCGCCGGCCAGGTTGGTCACAGTGCTCTCCTCACGGGGCGGTACAGCTCGACGGTGGCGCCGATGTCGTGCGACTTGACGACGCCGTTCTGGCTGCGCTGGCAGCTGTTGAAGGTCTGGTTGGCGCCCGTGCCCGTGACGCCCTTGACGGTGATCTGCTCGCCGCCGATGACGATGTCGAAGTCCCCATCGCCGTAGCCCCAGTAGAAGCGGGCATCGCCGTTGAGGATCTCGATCGCGGTCTCGGTGGTGTCGAGCGCCTCGTTGGTGACGGTGCCGCCCGACGGGGCGGCGTACCGGGAGGTGTGGTCCGACAGGAGCGTGCCGTCCTCGTCGTACACGCCGGAGTCGAACACCGCGAACGGCATCGTGTAGAAGACGAACTTGTGCCCGAAGTTGGACAGCGTCTCCTCGTAGCCAATGACGATCAGCCGGAGCGTGTCCTGCTCACACCACGCGGGCGGGTTGCTGATGTCGAGGCGGTGCCCGATCTCGATGCGCCGGACGGCAGCCCGGGTCGCGGCCGAGGTCATGGCGTTCTGCTCCAGCCCGACTTCGAGCGTCCAGCGCGGCTCGTCCACCGTGCCGAGGTTCAGACGCCACTGCGCCTGGTTCCCGATCTGGTCGTCCCCGTTGAGGGACAGCTCGAACGTCTCGTCGTAGCGGCCCACTCCATCTGGCGGAGCCTCGACCGACAGCGCGCCGGTCTCCTTGACGGCCCGGTAGGAGCCGCCAGTCGTACGCTTGACAGTGACGTCGTTGCGGAGCGGGCCGTCGTCCTCCACCGGCGTCAGGGAATAGCCCTGGTGCGCTGAGTAGTCCAGCGTGACGGTGGGCTGCTCCGCGCACAGCGACAGCCGGTTGCGGTAGCGGATCCCGAGCAGCTCACGGTCCTCGTACAGGAACCCGCCATCCGCCAGCGCTGCCTCCTGCAGGAGCGCCAGAAGCGTCTTGTTGCCCTGGTAGCCGAGCTGCGCGCCCGATGTGCCGTTGGCCCGGTAAACCAGCCCCTCCTCGGTGCACAGCCGGTACAGCCGGTCTCCCGCGGTCTCGCCCCGGTAAGCGTTGACCACGTTGGTATCGATGACCGTCGTGGACGACAGCGCGTTGAAGACCGCGATGTGCCCGTAGGCCACCTGGTCCGCACCGGCCGACCCCGGCGGGTTGACGTGGACGCCAGTGGCGCGGCCGAGCGTCCTGGACGACACCGTGCCGTTGGCGGCGCTACCGGCCGTGGCGGCGGTCTGGTACGTGACGATCTGGTAGAAGACGTCAGAGCCCTGCTGCTCAAGCTGGAACAGGAACAGCAGGTCCTTGCCGTCCACGTTCATGTCGATCGTGACATTGAGCAGAGACGACCCGTCGGCGTCGTAGCACTGGATGCTGATGTCGCCGCCGGTGGAGTTCTCGTAGGTGATGTCCCAGCGGGCCGCGGTGCCGGAGGTGAACAGGCGCATCAGCGTCGTGCCGTCCGGTGGGTCGCCCGCCCCGGGCACGTGCATGAGCCACTGGAGCTGGACGCCCGAGCCGAAGCTGTACGACTGGACGCCGCCGCCCCAGGAGTTCTTGGCGATGATGGCGATGGGGTCCGTGCACTGGAACTCGCCCGTGTACGCCGCGAAGTCCGACACCACCAGCGCACCGTCGGTCATGTCGCGCCCGTTGGGGTAGCCCGTGGTGGGCACGTCGGCGTTGTCACCGTCCTCCAGCGGCCAGTAGGCCACCACGCCGGAGGTCTTCGACAGGGAGCGGCGCATGGCCGAGCCGATCGCCTGCGCGCCCTGCCCGAGGCGTCGCAGCAGCCCGCCTGCCTCGATGTCGACCCAGACGTCCGAGCCGCTCGGGTCCCACGACTGGGGCCACCGGGACACCTCGCCGTAGAACCGGTAGTCCCGGTCCACGATGCTGCCCGGCGAGTTGATCGTCCACGTCTGCGGCGTACCCGCTGTGTCGGCGAAGGACGTCGTCCCGGCCGTCTTGGCGGTGAAGTTCGGGTTGCCCGCCACAGTGCCCGCGATGCCGTTGCGGATCTCGACGCTGTAGAGCTTTGTGTAGCGCCCGATCGTCTGCGTGCCGGAGTCCGGAGTGGGGCCGAGGTAGACCGAGGACGTGCCATTGAAGATGGACGTCGTCCCGGCCGTCACCACGGCGTCGCCGAGCTGGATCCAGGTAGCCGCCGACAGGTCCGAGTCGAACGAGTAGTAGAACGTCACCGTGTTGCCGCTGGCGCCGTTGTTCACGTCGAGCGTGGCGCGGACCGAGTACCGGCCCGTCACGTACGGCAGGTAGCTGGTGGAGGTGGCGGACAGGATCGTCGTGCCGTTGTTGCTCCAGAAAATCTTGAGCTGTCCGTCAATCGCCACGAACAGGTAGCTGCGCTGGCCGGCTGCCACGGCCCACTTGGAGATCAGCTCCGTGTCGACGTACCAGGAATCCAGGTCAGCGTTGAGCCGAAGGTCGATGTCCCCGGTGATGGACAGGGGCGCACTGTCTGGCGCGCTGACGTTGCCCGACGCGTCGCCGTTCGTGAACATGTACGACTCGTAGGCGGGCACCGACACGCGCACCGGAGTGTTGCGGCCGATCTTGCCGTAGTACGGGCTGGTTGGGTTGCGCGGCGAGAACCGCCCGTCCCGGTTGTTGACCTGGAACGTGCAGGAGCTGGGATCGGTGTCCCGCGTCTCGTCCTGGCGCCCGCGCGTGATCTTGACGTCGGCCCGGCCCTCGCCGTAGACGCCTGCCTCGTCGTTGTCGAGACGGACGATGCTCGTCCACGAGCCGTCGATGAGCAGCTCGATGTCGACATCCTGCAGAATCGTCATGCCCCGAGCACCACCTGAACATTGCCACCCTTCGCCTTGATGGAGCGGCGGAGCAGGTCAACGAGCACGTCGTCCAGCCGTGCGCCGCCCGAGCGGATCTCGATGACGACAGCGCCACCGCCCTGGCCGGCCGAACGCATCATCGACTCCGTCTTGGAGTTGTTCATGACCCGCGTACCACCGGGAAGCTTGACCAGCTCGCGGCCATGCTCCCCCACCATCGTCAGACCGGAGCGAGCGCCACCGGATGCCGCGCCTGTGATACCTCCGTGCGCGAAGCCGGGCAGGATGCTCAGCGCGCCCTTGGCCTTGCCGATGAGCCCGTTCACCTTGCCGATCAGGCCACTGATCCACGACGACACCGCGTTGACGGCCGCGCGGAAGGGCGCCGTGATCGCGCCGTAGACCCGGCTGAAGGCGCTCTTGATCCCGGCCACCACGCGACTGGCGGCGGTCTTGATCTGGTCCCAATGCCGCACCACGAAGATGACCGCCGCGCCGATCGGCCCGGTGATGATCGAGAGGACGAGCGGCCAGTTGGCCCTGAGCCAGCCGAACACAGCCTTGGCCTTGTCCCACAGCCAGCCGAACGCCGCCGCCGCACCGCGCATCGCCGCCTGGACGATCGCGCGGAAGGTGTCGGACTTCTTGTAGGCCAGCACGATCCCCGCCACCAGGGCTGCGATGGCCACAATGATCAGGCCGATCGGGTTGGCATCCAGCGCGGCATTCAGGAGCCACTGCGCAGCGGCCCAGACCTTTGCCGCGGCAGCCGCAGCGTTCGACGCAGCCGCAGCAATCACCACCCCGGCCGAGTAGGCGCGCATGGCGACCGACCAGGAGATGAACGCCGCCACCAGTGCCGTGATGACGCCGACGGGCACCGCCGCAATGATCGCAGCCAGGGCAGCGGCCACGGCCATCGACACTGGCGCCAGCGGCGTCACGGCCTGCGCAATCTTGACCAGCGACTGCGCCAGGGACGTCAGCGTGGACATGACCGACGGCCCGCTCTGCTGCACCTTCGCCAGGAACGCAGTGAAGCCGCCGTTTCCCGACCAGTTCGCGAAGGCCGCGCTGGCTCGCTCGATGGAGGACAGGAACGAGCCGCTGATCCCGGACTTGGCAACGGCCTTGCCCATGTTGCCCAGGGCGCGAGCGACGTTCCCGGCCACGGTAATGAAGGTGTTGAGCGCGGGCGTCGCCTGCTGCGCGAACAGCGCCACCACCCGGTCCAGGCCGCCGCCGTTGACGAACCCCTGCAGCTTCGTAAGAAGGTTGTTGGCAGCGGCAGCCCCGACGTCGAACAGCGGCTGCAGCTTCGGGATGACCGACGTGAGGAGCTGGAACCCCTTCGTCATGAAGCTGAGCGTGGCGCCCTGCTGCTGGAACTTCGTGAGCGTGTCATTGAACTTCATCTGCGCCCGCGCGACGGTCTGCAAGTTCTTGGGGAGCTTGGTCATGTCCCCGTTGGCCTTCTTGAGCGTGTCGAGGACGCCGCCCACGGCCTTGCCGAACACGCCCATCGCAGCCCCAGCGCCGATGGCAGCTACGCCAACAGCTCCAGCGGCCACAGCCGCGCCGCTCAGGGCCGGGATCAGTGCCGGACCCAGAGCAGCAGCAGCCGTGGCCACGGGAGAGAGGCCGCGCTTCCGGAGCAGCTCCAGCTTGCGCTGGAAGAGGGCAGCCCGGTCGGAGGCCGACCCGAAGCCACGCTTGGTGTTGTCGTCGGCATTGATCTCGATCTCAACCTCGTTCACCGTTCTCTTCCCTCCTTCCAAGCTCCTCGATCTTCAAGAGGCGCAACAGGCTTGCGTCCTCCTTGTACAACTGGCTCGGCAGGCAGCCGAACCGCTCGCAGATGCCGAGGATCAGCTCGGCCTGCTCTAGCTCGCGCGGCTTTCCGACAACGGAGCCATCGGCAGTTGTGCCACCGGGGAGCTGCTTCCAGAGATGGAGCTCGCGGGCAAAGGGGGCGCCACTGACGCGACGCCGTCCATCCATGCCATGACCAGGTCGTTGACGAGGTCGAGATCGTGCGAGCGCAGGCCATCCATCGTCGTGGGGGTCGGCTCGCCCGTCTCCGGGTCCTCCAGGTTCCACGACAGGAGGCACTCCACGAACCGGTCGTACATGGCCGTGGCCTGCTCGGGGTCCTGCTGAAGGTCCTCGATCGTGACGCCGGCCATTGCCGTCATGTCCATGAACTCACCGAACTTCAGCGAGCTCGCCCGCGCCTCCAGGCCGTGGAGCGGGTGGTCCTCAGCGAACTTGATGTTGAAGACCTTCTTCTCGGGTCGGAAGCCCATCTCAGATCACGTCCAGGCCGGGACGGTGCCGTCGGCGAGGACTGCCGGCACCTCCCACGTCAGCTCGCCGCTGTCCGCGCGCGAGAGCGGGTAGTCGGTCAGCAGGACCTCGTTGGTGAGCGTCTGCCCCGAGACGACGAGCGTCAGGGTGCGGACGTTGCTGAGGTCCTTGAACACGTCGTGCGCGTGGTCCGCAGCATCGTTGAAGACGCCCGAGAGCGTCGCGCTGAAGTCGGCGAGCAGGTGGATCCGCTCGATGGCCGACTTGTCCAGACCGGTCGTCTCCTGGACCTCGCGCGGCGTGCTGAACTCCAGCGACGTCACGTCGTTCACGATCGCCTTGAGGGTGCCCGCGCTGTTGTCGACCGAGCAGGTGGACCAGCCGAGACCACTTTCCTTTGCCATGTTGAGCTCCTATCCAGCTCGATCGGTCCGGACACGGTCGAGGTGTTCCTGCATGTCCTCGACCCAGTGCTCCGGCTTGTTGTGTACGCGCGGAGTCTCTCCGCGCGGGTCTCCCCGCCAGTCGCCACCGCGCACCACGTACAGCGCGGGCCGGTCCAGCATGGGAAGTCGGTGTTGGTCGGTCCGGAAGCACTTCTGACCGGCCGGGAAGGTGAAGACGATCACGCCGCCCTCCGGAGCCGCCTCCGTGAAGTGCCACTGCCCCCTGAGGGAGCGGACCAGGTCGACCTGCGGATCGTTCGACGCCAGCATCGTCTGCCAGCCCAGCAGGTAGTGCTTGCAGTCGACCTCGGAACACGTGGCGGGGCGCCAGTGCGTGGCGAGCGGCCGACGCAGCAGGTACGTCTTGTAGTTCTCTGGCCCCACCCTGGGGACGATCCTGTGCGGCTGGTGCATGGCTTCTCCTAGAAGACCGGCAGAGCGAGGTTGCGGACGACGTTGACCACGAACACCGCGCTGGTGAAGGTGCCGGTCGTGACCACCCGCAGGTAGCGCTCCACGTTGACGTTGGTGGCCGTGGCGACCCGGACCGCACCGGCCGCGGTCAGCGCGCCCGACGTGGCGCCCGTGATGTCGGCGAAGGCGTCGCCCGCCCCGTTGTCCGTGGACGACTGGACCTTGATCGTCACCGAGGTGCCCGTGAAGGACAGCAGGTGCACGTACATCTGCAGCCCGAACGCCGTGGTGCCGATGGAGGCGCCGTAGTCGTAGCTGGAACCGTTGGTGGCAGTGGTGTCGGTCCGCTTCCCGGCCGTGAGCTGGTTGCCCCACTCCAGGCCGTAGCCGTTGGCCTGCAGCTCGGTCTTGAGCGTGAATGAACCGTCGTCGCCCCGGCTGCCGTCGTAGCCGATCTGCTTCGCCACCATCGACGCCGCGGGCTTGCCGAGCGTCGTACTGCGGCAGTACGTGGCCACCCGGTCCGTCGTGGGGAGCGTCGACAGGACGGGGTGCGCCTGGCCGGCGGCGTCGTTGAAGAAGCAGGACACCTCCATGTGCCCGTCACGCAGGCCCTGCATCCGCTCCATCGCGGACTTGTCGATTCCGGTGGCGGGCAGCACGTCCCGGCTGTTGGAGATGGTGTCCAGCGCCATGACGTCGCCGGAGAGGTTGTACGCGTCGATGAAGAAGTTGTCCCCAAGGCCGCTCTGCTTGCTCACGGTGCCTCCGTCCAAACGTCGTTGATCACCAGCGGCAGGGTGATGTCGAGAATGCGGTACATGCCGCCGCCCACGTTCAGGTAGCCCGCCTCCCAGGCCAGCGGGATGTCGTACGCGCCCTTGATGTCGACCATGCGAACTTCCGCGATGTCTAGCGTGAAGTTGCCGCAGTACGCCGCCGTAAGCAGATCCGCTGCCTCGATCATGGTTGGGTCGATCTCATCCACCGGCTCCTCGGACCACGAGGAGTACAGCCGGATGGTGAAGACGATGCGGGCAGACGTGCTGTCCAGGCCCGACCCTCGGATCGGGTCGACCCGCTGCACCCAGCAGGCCCACGTGAGGCCTTGCCCTGGCGCCGACTTGGGCTCGTGCTGCGCGAAGCGGTCGAACACCCCGAGGCGCTGCGCCTCCGAAACGACGGCGTCCAGCAGGTCTCGGATTCCGACGCTCACCGCAGCCTCCCGATGTTGCTGCGGATGACGCCCTCGGCGATCCCGACCGCACGCTTCTGCATCTCCTGCGCTGTCTGCCGGAAGGTGAAGTAGCCCTTGAACCGGGTGGTCCGGTTGCGCGAGCCCACGCCCTCCAGCCACGGCCCGTACACCACGCCGCCGTCCGTGACGTGCGGCCCCCGCACGTCGATCTGGGACATGTAGTGACCCGTGGGGTGCTTCAGCACTCGCCCGAGGCGCTGCTCGACGGCTGCCTCGGTTTCCTTGGCGAGCTTTTCCTCCACCTTCTGGCGGATGTGTCGCATCTCCGGCCGCCACCGGCCGTCGAAGAGCGGGCCGCGCGTGTGGATGCGGATGCCTGCCCCGGCCATCAGATAGCTCCGATCCGGATACGGCCGTACTGCGCATTGACCTGCTTGCGGAGATCGATCAGACCGACACCGCGCGCCTCCTGCTGGTTGTCGCCCGAGCCGATGGTTCGGGCGTACTTGCTGCTCTGCTGGTCAAGCAACACGATCGCCTCCGCGAGGCAGAGCGCCCCGACTGGGCCGGGCGGGGCGTTCTTGTAGATGGCCGTGGCGTCGGAGTGCGTGGCCGCCGTCGTGCCGACGTAGCCGCGCTCCACCGTCAGCGTGCGATAGGCGTAGATGCCGTCACCCGTCGTGTGACTCTCCAGCAGGCTGCCGTCCCACGCGCGCTTGACGATCAGAGTGTTGTCGGCGATGTCCTCGATCAGCAGCCGCTCGGCGCCGATGGACAGAGCTTCGCCGGCAGCGAATACCGAGCCATCGGCGACTGTGGCGGTCTGATTCTTGGCCTGTCCTCCCAAGTCTGCGGCGAGGGTCTGGCCGGTGTCCTTGAGGGACTTGCCGATGACTAGCATTCGCTCGTCGTCCACCCGGAGCAGATCGCCCACGCCGATCGCCGCGGAATCCGAGATGTCGATGGCCGTCTCGCTGTCGTCCAGCGCCTCTCCCAGGACGCCGGCCAGAGTCTCGTCGTCACTCGCGCCGAACACGCCCGTGATGGCGATGGAGCGCTGCGCGGTGGACGCGCCGCCCCAGGCCGCGGAGCCGCTCGTTAGCAGCTCTACGCGGTCGTACGGCGGCCCGTCGTTGGCGGGCTCAAGGTTGTACGCGCTCGGGCTGATCGTGGCCCCGGCAGACACGAGGGACGTGACCGACAGGAGCTCGTTCTCCTCCAGCCACAGCCGCCACGGCGCGGCGCGCTGGTCGTTCGGCCAGTCGAAGTAGCGGACGCCGGTCCACGGGTAGAACTTGCGGTGCGTCAGGCGCTCCACCGCGCGAGAGGCTGCCTCGATCGCGCGGTCTACTCGCGGGTTCGCGAATGCCGACGACTTGATTTCACCCGAGGATTTCACATCCTCTCGGGTGCAGTACCAAATGCCCATGTCCTCTGCCTTGCTTTCTGGCCTAGCCCATTTCTGGGCAGGATCGGGTTGTATTTTGTTATCGCTAGCTAAATGATACGTCCCGGCCCTTGTGCAGGACCGGGACGCATCATCGGAGGGGATTTCAGCAGGACCATTTCCAGCCGTCGAACCGACAGAACAGCACGCCGTCCGGACCTTCGCGGAGCGGCTCCCCGTCATTCGGACAGGCCTGCGGAGGCTGTGAAGCGCGCAGCTCCGCCTCCTGCTCGGCTTCCTGCTTGATGGCGAGGAGCTGCTCCCAGGACATGTCAGGCCTCGCCGACGATGCCCTTGCGGTTCTGGCCGGCCACCTCGGCGTCCCAGACCCGGTTGTACTCGGACTCGTTGTCCTCCACCGAGGCCAGGTACTCGTTGACCTCGGGGACGGTGTGCTCCGAGGGGTCGAACTGCTCCTCCTCGAAGACGTGCGTCCGACTGGAGCCGTCCTCGAACTCCTCCGTCTCGACGACGTGCTCGCGGTCCTGCTCGCGCGTCTTGGTGGAGACGTTCGGGTCGGCGATGTTGCGCTCGATCTGCTCCTCGACCGGGACGTCGGACGTCTTGTCCGTCGGGCCCTGGCCCTGAGTGATCTTCGCCATGCGGGTTCCTCTCAGGCCGCAGCGACGACGGTGGTGTCGTCGTACGGCACGTAGGTCATGGTCCACTCGATGGTTCCGGCGGTGGCGTCGGCCGAGAAGTTGGCCTCGATGGCGCCCGCCTGAACGAGGTAGCCGTCCTCGAACACCGGGTTGGCCTGCCCCACCGCGCCGCCGACGAGGAGCGCGCCACCCGAGGCGACGCTGCCGGCGATGTAGTAGGTCTGCTCGACGGCGTCCGAGGCCACGTCGACCGCCGTGCACATGTCGAACGAGGTACCGGTGGCCGTCGGGTTGTAGACCAGCTTGAGGTTGGACGTGGTGGCGCCCATCGCGACCGTGACCCGGCCGACGAGGGACGTGATCAGCGCGCGGCCACCCGTGATGGTGAACAGGGACACGGCGCCGTTGGCGTGGTCGATCGTCTTCTTGACCTGCGACCCGAGCTGCTGCTTGCGGGCGAGGCTGGTCGGCTCGTAGACGCCCATCAGGCGTCCACGTTGGTGCGCAGGTTGGCCGGCTTCCGCTGCACCGTGAGGTCGTGGAGGATGGCGATGCAGATGCCGCCGTCCACCGTGACCTCGACGCAGTTGTAGCCGTCCGCGAGGGACGTGGCCGGGATCGTGAACACCATGCAGTCGTTCGTGGTGTCGTCCCCGAGGTCGAGCGTGTCGTCCTGCTCGGCCATCGCCGTCCAGGTGCCGCCGATGCCCGGCGCCTTGTGCGGGTAGACGTCGCAGTCGAGCGTCGTCTCCGAGTCGCCGTCGATGGACTGCTTGATGGTGGCGATGGTCGAGCCGTCGTCCTCGTACGTGACGAACGAGATCGCCGCGCAGTCGCGCATGGGGATGTGGACGCCGCTGGCCGCGGGCACCACGTTGAAGACTCGTCCGAGTCCGTAAGCGAACATTGCTGCCTCTTCTCTGCAGCAGGGGTTTCACTGCCCGCTGCTTGTTGGCCCGAACAGGGGGTTGATTGCCTGCACGGGTCTTGCGTGCCGGGGCGCCGATCTGCGAGCGCACGCCCCGGCCAGCCGCGCCGTCTGCGGGAGGAACAGACGGCGCGACCGGGTCGATCAGCTCCGCGTGTTCAGCTGGACGAACGGCGAGAGCGTCGCGGTGTTGTTCTTCGGGGTGACCGCGGACTGGAGCCACGGACGGCCGTCGTTGCGCTGGATGACGCGGAACGCCGTCTTGTCGCTGTTGAAGGCGACGTGCTCGGACGTCGCGAACTCCATCTGCTGCCGGTCGCCGATGAGGTAGTAGCCGAAGTCCACGAACGAGATGTCGCCCTTGGTGCCGACGGCCCCGGGGACCTTCTCCGAGACGATGACCGGACGGCCCAGGAGCGTCATCGTCGGGCCGCCCACCAGGTTCGGCAGCCACGCGACCGAGCCGCCGGTGCCCACGATCAGGCCCATCGTGGCGAGCTGCGGGAACACGTCCGGACCGACGACCCACACCGCGCGGTTCAGCGAGGTGGGCAGCATCCGCGCGTACATCTTGACGATGTTCTCGTAGACGATCGTCGCGGCGACCTGGCTGGTCTCCTTGCTGACCGAGACGAGCGCGGGGTTGTTGGAGCTGAGCGCGCCGAGCGGCTCGCCCACGCCGGTGCCGTTCAGGTAGTCGTCGTCCTCGGCGAAGGCCACGGCCTCCGGGAAGAACTCGCGGATGTACCCGAGGAAGCCGCCGGCAGCGTCGTTCACGAGCTCGTTGGTGACGAGCGCGTACGCGGTCTGCTTGGTGACCTCCAGCTTGATCTTGCCGAAGGTCGGCGCCGACTCGGTGAGATCCGCGCCCTCCTCGGTGCGGAAGACCGCGATGCCGCCGTAGACGTTGTTGACGTTCGAGGTGCTGTCGATGACCGGGAACGCGAGCGTGCTGGACGACATCGGCACGATGCGCGCCCTCGGCCGGACGACGGCGCTCTCCAGCGAGAGGCGCAGCAGCTCGGCCCGGTACTCCTCCGGCACCAGGAAGCCGCCCGAGCTGGGCACCTTCTCGGACATGTAGTTCTGGACCGTCGCCGCCTTGTCGCGCAGCTCCTGGGCGTTCTCGCCCTTGAACTTCCCGAGAGCGGCCAGGGCCACCTCGCCGATGTCCTTGAACTTGCCGTTGAGCGGCGCACCGATCGCCCGGTCGTTCTGGATCTTGGAGTAGTTCGTGTTCG